GAAAACACTTCTCAACCGTGGACATACTCAGCACAGAATGATCAAAGAGATTTTCTATTATCTTTTGATACATTAAGGGAGTTGTATAGGAGGTCATCTCACATTAGACCTGCTGTAGATAGTATTATAAAAGAAATATCACATCTTCCTGTTACTGTAAGAGGTGGAGATGAGGAATTAGTAAAAGATTTTATAGCTAGACCTAATATTTCAAAAGAAACATGGCCCACTATAATACAGAAATTTCTAGTGGATCTATTAGTATTAGATCAAGCAGTTATGGAAAAGGTGCGTAGTTTAAATGGTAATATTGTAGAGGTGTTTGTTAGAGATGCCACACAATTTCAACCAGTTCTAGATTCAACAAGATCCTATATTACATATTTTAAACAGGTAATATCTGATAGTGCAGGTAAAACTAAAAGAACTATATCTCATGATGTTGATGATATTATATGGACTGTACAATTTCCTAGGACATACTCTGCATATGGAACACCTATTATAGAGACAATCATAAATGAAGTATCAACTCTAATGTTTTCATCTCAATCTATAGCTAGAAGTTTTGTAGATGATGAAATACCTCCTGGAGTTTTGTGGTTAGATAAGATAGGTCAAAAAGCATATGCAAGAGCCAAAGCACAGTTTGAATCAAGTAGAGGTGAAAAAGGAAAGAAACAATTAAAAGTAATTGATAATGTGGGTAACGCAGGTTGGATAAACTTCAGTAGACCGTATAGAGAAATGCAATTAGCAGAACTAACTTTGATTATACAAGAAGTTGTTAATAGAAACTTTGGTGTATCTTCAGTAGATTTAGGTAATGCAGATGGTTTAACAAGATCAACCTCAGACTCATTAACAAAAAATACCAGATCTAAGTTATTCAGGCCATTAGTTAATCTCTTAACATTGAAATTAAATAAAGAACTAATACAAGAAATATCCCCTGGATCTGAACTTAAATTTGTACTAGAACCTGTAGTTGACGCTAGTACAGGAAAAGAACTATCAGATGCAGGTATTATAACAAAGAATGAAGCTAGAAAGATTCTTAATTTTGATCCTGTACCTGGTGGAGATAAGCTTGCCGTAAGGGTAGGGAATCAATACATTGTATTAGATGCTGAAGGTAATATACCTTCAGGAGCATCAGCAGCTGAAAAAGATACAATTAAACCAAAGGTATTAGGAGTATCTGATAATGCAACATCTACATCTAATGAGATAGATGATAATACAGTAGATGAACAAGATATTGTAGATAATGAACCTAAGAAGAAGAAAAAGAAGAAGAAACTAAAACAAACAGAGGAAAAATAATATGAAAAAATTTTTAATAAGTACGCTAATAGTTGTTGCAAGTTTATTTGTTATTGGAACTAAAAATGCTAATGCAGTTCCTTGGGGTGTTATGAGTGGTTATGTAAATCCTAATGCTGGAACCTTAGTAGATAATGGAGCTACAACTACATTTGGTTTAGTTAACTACTCATTTCATGTAGATAGTGTATTCAAAAAAGGTATTACTATGAATGGGCTAGACTTATACTTTGAAAAAGATGTATTTACTGATATAGATAATAGCTCTATTACAGGATTGAACCCTGCTAATTGGAGTTCATCTTTCTTTGATGTAGGAATTGGTAAGTGGTCAGTAGCATCAGCTGGTACTGCACTTGGTATAAATCAGATGCTATCGTTCAGTTTAACAGATGTTGAAGTAAATAATACAGCTTTGTCCAATATTAATACGTGGGATGAAGGTGGATTTTGGGAACAGGTATTTAGTGCAAAAAGTGGCAACTACTCCACTTTCTGTAAGACTGTACCAGGTTCCACAGAGTTAACAATAGTACCAGAACCAGCAACAATAGCACTATTAAGTTTAGGGTTGATGGGAGTATTTGTGATTAGTGTAAGGAAGAAATTGGAGAGGTAACTATGGGATATAAAATAAGTAGAAGTGTGCCTGTAGATGAGGAGTCTGAACAAGAAAGACCAGATGAGTTTGATTTAAGTGCTGATGTAGATATTAGTACTTTAGATGATGCTGGACTTCTTTTCAGGGAATCTATAATTAAAGCTTTTTATGAAACTGCAACTAGAACTGGTAAACCTGTATATGGTTTTTCTAAGAGTGAACTAGAGGTACTTCAAGAAGAAATTATAGTAGAATTCCAAAATAGAGGTAGGGATTATAAAGTTCCTTTAGATAGAAATACAAATAAGAAAGACATATCTAGAGGAAAAAGTAAACAAACTAGCAAGCCACAGTCTAAGCAGTTTCTTAGATTTGTAGGAGATGGAGAAGTAAGATTAAGAGAGTTTGAGTTTGAAACATCTAAATGCCAGTTTTGTTGGTATTACGATAATGTAAGATGTGAAGTATTAGCTAAGATGACAAAGCCACATAATGTTTGTGATGCTTTTTCAGGAACTATATTTTATGATGAAGGTAAGAAGTATACTATATCTGATTTTACTAGATTTGTTCAAGGTATGATTAATAAGCAACCTATTAAATTAGAAGTAGTTAGAAGTGTAGATGCTCCAGTAGGCATACTTCTAATTATGAAAGATAGTATGCCTATTCAGAATCATTACTTCTCTATGACTATGCAAGAGTTTATGGAGTTGACAGCTAATAAAGCTGGATGGACTCAGAATGAAGTTAATGTAATATCAGAAATAGCAGGTGGAGGAACAAATTATGAACAAGGAAGTTAAGTTTGATGCTGATATGAGTATTACTAGATCTAGCGAAGTAGAAGGTACTTGGGTAATTGAAGGTATTGCCACTACAGCAGATTTAGATGTGGACGGTCTTTATATTTCAGAGGAGGCTTTAATAGGAGCAGAGAATGATTTAAAGAAATACACAACATTACTTTATAATCATGATAGAGATAAAGAGATAGGAAAGATACTAGAAGTCAATTATGATCCAGAACAGAGAGCTTTGATGATTAAAGCATTAATTTCTAAAACAGTTCCAGATATTTGGCAGAAGGTACAAGAAGGAGTTCTTAATAAGTTTAGTGTTAGCGGTACTGCATTAGACTTTACAGAGAAATTTATTAAAGGTTTAGATAAGGTAGTACAATATGTAAACCAGATGAGATTATTTGAAACTTCATTGGTTACAGTACCGGCAGATGCTAGTGCTAGAACTCTTGCATTTTATGTAGAGAAGTCAATGAAAGAAATTAATAAGGAGAGTAAGATGGCTAGTAAGAAAGTAAAAAAAGAAGAGAAGAAGATAGAAAAGAGTCAGGAAGAAGATGTTAAGAAAGAAGAAACTCTTAATAGAGATGCAAAGGCTCTTGATATTCTTGTAACTTCTGTAGAAGATGCTTTGAATTCTGAAGAGAGGGATGTACAAACAAATACTCTAAGAAGTGTTTTGGATTTCCTTAAAGCATTGGAAGCTACATCTACTGATAGTGTAGAGAAGTCTGTTGGTTTGAGTGTAGATGATATCACTAAAGCAGTAAGTGATGTTCTAGATGCCAAACTTGAAGATCTAAAGGAAACACAGGTAGCTCTTTCTAAAACTGTTATTGAGGTAGCAAAAGTTGAGATGGAAGATGCAGATAATAAGAAGGAAGAAGAGATAGCAAAAGCAAAAGAAGATGCAGATGAAGAAGCAGAAAAGGAAATAGCAAAATCAAAAGAGGATGAGGAGACCAAGATTTCAAGCATTGAGAGAGGTCTATCAGCTTTGACTGATTTGGTTAAGGATAGCCTTCCTATAAGAAAAGGTAGAGGTTCAGAGGAGCATAAAGAAGATAATAGGGATAACAGTGATGAAGCTGAAGATTTTACTAAAGGTGATAAGTATAGGAATGCAACACCAACAGACAAACTCGGTATGCTCTTAGATGCTGCTGGACATAAAGACTAATAATTAATTTAAGGAGAGAAAAATGGGTAATAAATTTTCAAATGAAATCAAGAGGTCTCTTGAATATGGCGATACATCTGGTGTATTGATTCAACCAGAAGTAGACCAGATTATAGCAGAGATAATCGAATACAAGAATCCTCTAAGACAGAACATACCAAGGAAAAAGAGAAGTTCTGATGCTTGGTTGCTTAATAGAAGAACTACTGCCGCTGCAAATACCGTATCACAGTGGGTTACTGATATTGCAGAACCAGATATTGATAGAAGTAACACTGATAGGGTAAGCTTTCAGTTCAGAACAATGCTTGCACGAGGTAAAGTTACTAGGTTTGCTCAGGATGCTGGTAGAAGTTATAAAGATATCCTTGCAGAGGAAATTGAAACAAGGGCAAGAGCTTTCAGGGATATGGAAGAATCAGCAATGTTCTATGGTGATAATAGTGTTAATAGTGCACAGCCTGATGGTTTAGATACTCTTATTACAGGTGCACAGAGAATTCCACAGAGTACTGATCTTGCTGGTGGTAACTTTACACTAGCTAAAATGGATGAAGCTGTTGATGCTTGTGCTGGTGCTCCTGATGTTATTGTAACATCTAAAGCTGGTAGAAGGAAAATCAATGCTGCACTTCAGTCTCAGCAAAGATGGGTTGATAGTATTGAAGTTAAAGGTGGATTTAGGGTTATGTCTTATGATGATATTCCTGTATTTGCTTCTACTAATGTTGCTAATGATCGTTATCATGATGGAACTCAGTCATATACAACGGTTGGTGCAACTGGTGATACTACTAATGTGTATGTGGTTGATACTAATGAGTTCTGGGTTGGAATGATGAACGATGTAACAATTAGTCCTCTGAGTAAGACGTCAAGTCAGTTTGACCAATTTGACATTTACGAGGATGTGGCCTTTGTGATGCGATCTACA